GCGTGGCACAAACATTGACTCGCTTGTTATGGCTGACCTTGTTAGCGCATACCATACGAACCTTGACAGCCTGTTTGTAACAACAAGTGCAACATCACTTACTAATGTGATCACACAGGTCGTTACTTACACTGATGCATCACCTACAGTTGCAGAGTTGTATCCGAAGTTGGCTGACGCAATTCAGCGAATCCAAACAAACTTCTTCGCTGGACCGAACTTTATTCTGATGCACCCACGCCGACTTGCTTTCATCTTGGCTGCACTTGATGATCAGAAGCGACCATTGGCTGTGCCAGTGCCTAACTTCAATGGTCAGCCTGCTGTTGCTTCAGGTAACGGTGCGCCAGTTTACGGTAACTCTGGATACACAATCTTGGGTTTGCCAGTAATCACTGACGCAAATGTGATCACAACAAACGGTGCAGGTAGTAACGAAGATGTCATCATTTTCGGTAACACACAAGAAGCACACTTGTTTGAACAAGGTTCAGGTGAGCCAATGATGTTGCGCTTTGAGCAACCAAAGGCTGCTGAACTTGATGTAACGATGATTGTTTACGGATACGCAGCGTTCACAGCAAATCGTTATCCAAATGCCTTCTCACTTATCGGTGGCACTGGATTAGTAACACCAACCTTCTAAGGTTGATCAAACTGAATTGTTGTAAGGTTGCTGGTATCCTTCGGGGTATCAGCAACCTTCAACTATTTATGGGGTATTTATGAGCAAAATGATTGACGCACTTCTCGCAGAGCGAGCAGGCTATGAACGCAGAGGGTTGAAAGATCGTGTGAAAGCGGTTGATGCTGCGTTGCGTGAACTTGGTTTTGATCACAAATATATGCCAGAAGTTGAGGTCGCTTCGGTTGAACCTGTGGTTGAGACTGCGGTGTTGAAGCGTGGTAAGAAAAAGAAGGCATAGCCAATGGCAATCGTCAATGGTTACTGCACTTTGGCAGAATTGAAATCGGCTCTCAGAATTACTGACAGCACCGATGATGCACTTTTGGAGAACGCTATTGAGTCGGCTTCACGCCGTATTGATGGCTACTGTGGCAGGTTCTTTTATCAGACCACTAGCACGGCTGTTCCGATGTTCCCTTTCAACGAATACTTGCTGGTGTTCAATAGAGATGTAGCGACTGCGACAATTACGATCAAGATTGATTCGTTAGGTAACGGCACTTATGCTCAGACTTTGACGCAAGGTGTGGATTATGTTTTGCAGCCACGAAATGTTCCGATCTTCCCACGCCCTTACGAGTCGGCACGAATGGTTGGTGGCAATACCTTTCCGCTTCTAACTACGCCAGCATTTGAAACGGTGCAAGTTACAACGGTTTGGGGTTGGGCTGCTGTGCCTGACGATGTGAACCAAGCAACAATTCTGCTCGCTATGCGCCAGTTCGCACGCCTGAACGCTGCTCTAGGTGTGGTTGGTTTCGCAGATATGGCAATCACGGTTCGGGCTGTTGATCCTGATGTGCGTGATCTTCTCTCGCCATATCGCAGGTTCGGTATCGCTTAATGCCTGCCACAGTCTCTCAGGTTGCTTCAGGGCTTGCTACACGCCTCGCTACGATCTCTGGGCTTCGCACTTCGGCGTATCAGCCTGAGCAACTGAATCCGCCGTTTGCTTTCCCTACTTTGAACTCCATTAACTATCACAGGGCGATGGGTGGTGGCGATGTCGTAATGGACTGGACTGTGAATGTGGTGGTCGGAAGATATGTTGATCGTAATTCGTTCACGATTCTTGATGGCTTTCTTTCTTATTCTGGTGCGACAAGTATTCGTGCAGCGATTGAAGGAGACAAGACGCTTGGTGGCGTTTGCCAAACTTTAGTGCTACCATCGGGTGCGAACATAACAAGTTTAAGTTCTGCTGACGCAGAGTTTTTACAAATACAATTCCAAGTAACGGTTCACGGATAGGACACACAATGGCTAACTATAAAGTGATGAGCGAAAATTGCAGTCTTGGCAAACAGGGTGCAACTTTAAGCGCAGATGATCTTGAAGGTTTCAACATTGATGCGCTGCTTGACGGTGGACATTTGGCTGAAGTTAATGTTAAAGTTCCTAAACAGGACACGAAAGAAAGCGACAAATAGTTATGGCAGTTTTAGTTTTGACAGATGCAGATATCACCGTGAACGGTGTGGTGCTTTCCGATAGGGCAAATAGCGTTACATTGAATTATGAGATTGACAGCGTTGAGACAACGGCGTTCGGTTCAGTCGGGCACAAGTTCACTGGTGGTCTGCAAAACAATTCGTGCGACATTGAATTTATGCAAGACTTCGCAGCAACAGAAACTGAAGCCACGATCTATCCTCTTGTTGGCACAACCACAACAGTTACGGTGCGTGCAAGTAGCGCAGCGACAAGTGCAACCAACCCTCTCTATACCTTGAGTGGGACATTCTTGGCAGCGCATACACCTGTGGCAGCAGCCGTTGGTGAGTTGGCAATGACAAGTCTTTCGTTTACTGGTGGAACTCTCGTCAAAACAACTTCATAAATAAAAACTAATCAGAAGGAGAACGAATGAAAATTGCTTTACAAGTTGAATACTTAGACGGCACGATTGAACCTGTTGATGCTGTGTTCGCTGACTTTGTTGGCTTTGAACGCACTTGGCAAAGATCAGTTGTCAAGTTTGAAACAGAGATGCGACTAACCGATCTTGCTTGGCTTGCGTGGTCAGCATTGACGCACAGACAGAAAACTAAATTAAAGTTTGACCCTGATTGGATTGCGACTGTGGCACAAGTTATTCCACGAGATGAGAGTGAAAGCCCTTTAGAGAAATAAAGTTCGGTGATGATTCAGCGCATTGGCTGATCGCTCATCTGGCTCACGAATACCATATTGCGCCTTCGCTTCTTTTGAATGAGAGCGAATCAATGTTGAACACGATGCTCGCTTATCATAAGTGGGTGGTGAAGCAAGCGAATCGCAGACGCAGATAGTTGTATGATGATCGGCTATGGCTGACCAGATAAAGTTCTATGGCATCAACGAAACTCTGATCTATCTGAAAAGATACGAGGAAGATCTGTATAAGTCGTTACGCAAAGACTTGGTTGCTAAAGCGACTCCGTTGGCACAACTTGTTGGCTCACGGTTTCCTGATGAGCCTTTACGAAATTGGCATACTTCGGGTGGCAGATTGACTTCGGCTTCACGGCTGCCTCCATATATGGGTGGCAAAGTTAAATCAAGCGTGAAACCAAAAACTGGTAGCGGTTCAAGTAGGGGTGGCACTAGGGCAAGTGTCATCTTGCGTATCCAACAAGACGATGGCGGTGGTCAGGTTTATGATTCGGCTGGTTCAAAAACTAAAGGCGCACGAGGCGCAGGTGCAACACAAGGTCAAAAGTTTATTGCCAATCTTGATAAAAATAGAAGACTTCAATCGTATGGTGGCGGTGAAACTCGTTCTCGTATTATGTTCGGTGCAGTTAAAGCAAACGAAAAAATGATTGAGCAAGACATACTTGAAGTGATTAAAAAAGTTGATGCCTACACAACAAAGGCGATCAACGCTGGAACAGGAAGTTAGTTATGGCAGTTGGCATTAACATTGTCTCCGATTTCAACAGCAAAGGTATTGAAAAAGCAGTCAAAGAATTTGCGAGATTAGAAACATCTAGCGAACGAGCGCAGTTCGCTTTATCTAAAGCAGCAATACCAGCAGCAGCAGCACTCGCAGGTTTAGCAGTAGCAGCAGGTTTCGCAGTAAAAGCAGCGATTGAAGATCAAGCCGAACAAGCCAAACTTGCACAAATCCTTAATCAAGTAACTGGTGCGACTAAGCAACAGATCACTGAAACAGAAAAACAAATTACTTCGTTTTCAAAAGTTAGTTTGTTTACAGATAGCCAGTTGCGCCCTGCGTTAGCAAATCTTGTTCAGGGAACGAAAGATGTTGAGCAGTCGCAAAAACTTTTAGCGTTGGCGATGGATATTTCTACGGCTACAGGGACACCACTAATTGCTGTAACAGATGCGCTGGCAAAAGCCGAAAATGGCAATTTGATGGCGTTAAAAAAACTCACACCAGCCGTAACAGAAAACATTAAAGAAGGTGCATCGTTAGATCAAATCTATCAACAACTGACTTCTACTTTTGGTGGGGCTGCGCTGAGTGCAACAGAAACTACAGCAGGACAATTCTTGTTGTTAAAGAATCGTGTAGGCGAATTACAAGAAAGTTTTGGTGCAATTCTTCTTCCTTTGGTTGCAAAACTTGTTCCTTTGTTTCAGTCTTTGGCTTCGCTTGTTGAAAATAATCAAACAACTTTCAGTGTATTTATTGGTGTCATCGCATTGTTTTCCACCGTAATTTTATTGTTGAATGGATATCTAAAATTGCAGGCGTTCTATCAAAAGTTGGTCGGTATTGAAACTGTTAAAACAATGCTTGCTACAGAAACAGCAACAGCAGTTACTACAGCGTTTGGTGTAGCAGCAAAAGGTGTTGCGTTCGGGCTTGCTGCGCTTGCAGGTGCTTTGGCATTAGAAGCGATCTTCAACAATTTTAGTGGACACACTAAAGAAGCGAACACTAATTTAGAAAAACTTATTGTTACGACATCCAAATTAGGAACAAGTAGTGGAACAACGACACAGGATGTCATCAAAGATTTTTCAGATATGGCTGCTCATATCGGCTCAAAATCAGACATAATAGGTTCGTTTTTAGGTAAGCGTTTAGGCAGAGATTTCACTTTGCTAAGTGATGGGGCAACTGTAGATATTGAACATCTTGATCAAGCATTTGACCAACTTGCTGCAAAATCACCTGAGTATGCACAAAAAATTGTTACTGCTTTACGAAATCAAGCAGCACAAACACCAGTAAACACAAGAGCGTTCAAAGACCTTACTGATGCAGCGAATCGTTACGAGAAACAACTTTTATTGGCTGCTGGCGCACAGAACGCTTTAGCAACAGGAATTACAACTGTTGGTTTCAGATCAGCAAAGTTTAATGAAGTTGCAAGAAATCAACTGTTAGAAAATATGGCACGAGTTAAGGGTGCAGAAACAATGCAAACTTTTTTCAACAAGTCTGTTTCTGCTGCTGGTAGTGCTGTCAAAACTGCTGCCGAAAAACTTCAAGATTACACTGACGCAATTCAAGGTGTTACTTCGGCTCAGCGTTCTTTGCGTGATGCAAATAAAGGTGTTACCGATGCGATTGAGAAGCAGAAAGATTCGGTTGCAAAGGTTGCTAAAGCACAAGACTTATTCAACAAAGTCAGTCGGGGCTATGGGTCAGACAGTAAAGAAGTTGTAAGACAAACAAGGCTGGTTGCTGATGCACAACGCAATCTATTTAAAGCCAATATTTCTACAGCCGATAGTGTTCAAGCAGTAAAAAATGCTGAAGAAGCATTAACTAAACTGCGTGAAAAAGTAAGCCCATATGATATTGAGTCAGGCGAAATTGCACTTCAGAAAAGTAAGTTTGATCTTGAGCAAGCGAACTTCGCTGTGCTTGATGCTGAGAATGACCTTGCAGAATTGCGACTTGACCCTAAATCTTCAGCGCAAAAGATTCGTGAAGCAGAAATCAAATTGGCTGAATCCAAGTTCAATGTTCGTGATGCAACACAAAAGATTAATGACGCTGAGAAAGACCTCAACAAACTTCGTAATGATACGCCGACTTTGCAAGAAATTAAAGATGCTGAAAGGGCTGTTGCTGATGCAAAACTGGCTTCGGCTGATGCCACTATTTCTCAGAACGATGCCCAAACCAATCTGAACGAGTCTCAAGAAAAGTTAAATGAACTGATTAACGGGGCAAGCAAAGATAGCGAAATATATGCAGATGCTTTGAAAGAATTACGAGATGCACAAGAGGCTGAGGCTGATGCAGTTAAAGCGATCACTACTGCTCTTGAGCGTCAGGCTGATGCTGTAAGAGATTTGGCTAAAGCAGAGAAAGAACGCCGTGATGCTGGCAAAGGTATTTCTGCTGCCGATAAGAAGGCGGCTGACGCTGCTGCTGCTGATGCTGCTGCGATAATCGCTGCTGAGGCTGCTGCTGCTATTGGTGGTGGTGGTGGTTTTGATTTTGGTTTCGGGATTGTTACACCTGACGATCTGAAGAACATTCGTATTCCTTCGCTAGAGGAATTGTTGGGTTTCGGTGTGCCGATGGCGAAGGGTGGGATTGTTTCTCAACCGACAAGCATTATTGCTGGTGAGCGTGGTGCTGAAGCAATCATTCCATTAGATCGTTTAGGTTCAATGGGTAGCACATACAACATTTCTGTAACTGCTGGTATGGGTGCTGACGGGAAAGATATCGGCACACAGATTGTAAACGCTTTGAAACGGTATGAGCGAACGAATGGTGCTTTGCCTTTGACGGTGGCTTAATGGCTACTAC